CGGCAAGAGTGCCAACCATGCTAGCAACATCAGCACACAGAGGAGTGCCGTTAGGATCAGCAGTGATAGTCGAATCTTTTGAGAAGAGTTCATTTCTGAACGCATCAATCATCAGATCTCTTGCTTTGTTGAAAGCAGATATTGCTTCTGCCTGCTCACCATCTAGAGAACCACTAATGAAAGCATTTCCTGCCTCATTGAAGTAAGTCTTCAGATACTTACGAGTGTATCTGTTACCACCTGCAAGTGCAACGTCAAGAGAAAGGGAATCGATGTACTCACCGATGTCACGCTTACACTCGATTTCATTTGCACTAGCGAAGTTTCCTAGGTTTTCAACAGGAAGTTGGGATAGGTTGCCATCATTAATGACAGTAGTAAAAATTTGTGTTAGTGTAGCGATTGCAGACTGTACGTTAGCACAACCACCACCATCTACAGTGATGGTAGAATCTTGAACCAACAAGATGTTATTGACTGCAGACTGCATCAAATCACGCGCTTTGTTGAAAGCAGTGATAGCCTGTGCTTCTTCGCCTAGTAGACCATTAGAAATTGGGGATCCGCTGTTATCAAAATATGTACCAGTAAAACGGCGAGTGTACTCGTTACCACCACTAACCAGATCAAGCCCAAGATAGTCAACAAATATACCCAGATCTCGCTTACATTTTGCTTCATTTGTTAGATCAGATCCTAGTGTTTCTGCGGGAAGTCCTGATGCATCAGCAGCAGTAAATGCATCGGTAACAATCTGAACCAAGACATTGATTGCAGACTCTACGTTAGCACATGAATTAGGATCAATCGTGATAGTAGCATCAGTGATTGTCAACTCATTCTTCATTGCTTGGATCATCAGATCCCTAGCAGCATTATATGCGTCATTCGTAGACAACACTTCACTAATGATGTAAGAGAATACACCACCTTGGAAATACTTCAGGGTGAACTTACGAGTATACTCGTTACCACCTTTTACAAGGTCAATACCAACGTAATCAACTAGAAGACCGATGTCACGCTTACACTTTGCCTCATCAGCAGGATCAGCGGCATTAGCACCAGCCTGCATTGCAGTCCAAGCACTATCAATAATTTCAGTTCTGTTCTGCTGGATTAGACGATATGCATCCTTAAATCTGTATACAGGATCGTCTGCAGGGTCGCCAGGGAAGAAGAAATCAGGGTGTGCTACAGCAATCTCTGCTGCTGCCCTATCAACAATTTCTCTCTTGTTCTGTTGGATTAGGCGATATCCATCTTTAAATCTATATTCAGCTTCTGTTGTACCATTAGTGCCAGGATAGAAGAAGTCAGGGAATTCAACTGCAAGATGTGCTGCAGATTTGTCTACAATCTCCTTACGATTCAACTGTACTAGACGATATGCGTCAGCATATCTAGACCCATCATCAGATGCAGCATCACCAGGATAGAAGAAATCGGGGTGTTGTACGAAAATTTCTGCAGCAGAACGATCAACAATGAGCTGTTTATTCGCTTCAATTAGATTACCAGAATCAAAATATCTAGATTCGGGATTAGCAGTCTCTACAAGACCAGGACGGTTATCAATGTAGTGGTTACCAGGCATCAGCATGATGCTGAACTGGTCAAACCTATCATTATCCTTACCAGGTAGGTAAGAGTATCGTGCTACCTCAAGGAATGCCCTCTGGATAGACTTAAATGGACGTAATGGGGAGTTACCTCTATTGTCTAACTCATCTGTCGCATTAAAGTCATCTGGCGATACATATAGATACTTACCTGTTTTACTTGAGTAAAGATTATCAAGTCTTGTAAGAGGCATAATTAACCCGTTCCTTCTAGGACTATTCTTCTGGATTATTTATACAATAAAACCTCCCCTTGCAGGGAGGTTTCATAGCACACGGAAGGGGTTTGGTTTGGCAGTATCGCCAACTCCTCCACCTGGACTCGAACCAGGGACAACAGAATTAACAGTTCCGTGCTCTACCAGCTGAGCTATAGAGGATTGTTTGCCTTCTCTTCCTTCTTTTTTTGATAGTAGAGTTTGTAATATCTACGTTTCATTTCATCAATAATATCCATATCTTCTCTCAATCCCATCCATTTGAGATTTTGATAAGATCCTTCTAAATCACTAATGAGTAGAAGGATATTCATGGAGGTCACTGGACGACCACTAAAATTGTATTCATCCAGTGATTTCATAGTTAAACCAACCAGTAATTATGTACTTATCTTCATTCGGAGCAACTTCACCTCTATGAGTATAAGTCCAGTCTGCAGGCCATATCAAGGTTTTACCTTTCTTCGCTCCTACAGTTGTGTTTTGGTGATAGAACTGTGTTCCACCTCCATTTTCAACATCATTTAGATATGTCATCCAAACAAGATGTCGATCTCTCATGGGAGAATTAGCATCACACCGCTCTGTGTGCCAATCATAATACCCCTCACCTGGTTTGTACCATTGGATATTGATACCTTCAGTCAAACCCCAAGGAGCATATTCATTACACCATGGGAATTTTGCGATATATTGATCAGCACACGAAATCAATTGATTTAGATATCGCATGATTATAGGAAATTGTCGCTGTTCTGAAGGAAATACAGAGAGATCTGTGGACTTTTTACCCACTTTTCCTCTGCTGCCATATACAGTACCAGGACCGCGATTCATACTTGAGAAACGAGACTCATGAAAGAATTTAATGAGATCATCACAGACAGAAATGTCTTTAATGTAAGTTTCTAAAGCGAATTGCATAATTTCCTAATGTCGATGAGAGGACTTGAACCTCCACGAGTTACCCCACCAGAACCTAAACCTGGCGCGTCTACCAATTCCGCCACATCGACTGGAGCCCCCGACAAGATTTGAACTTGCGACAACCGCTTTACAAAAGCGGTGCTCTACCAGCTGAGCTACAGGGGCATACGTTTGAACTCAAACTCTCCAAAACGACCACCCCAAACTTGGTTTACAGTTCCTACAAGGAATCCACGATCAACCACATTATAATAGTCTATGCCAAGAGTTGCCTCATTTCTGACATAGGTCATTTGATCTCCCTTGTAGGGAACCAAGCACTCACAACCGTCAATAGAACCGTTAAATTGGTTTTTATTTGGGTCGTAAGTCATAATTGTATCACACTTTTGCTTGTGTGTCAACCCCTTGTCGTACTTGATTTGTTCTAGATTCAGAGCACCCAAATAACGATATTTCTCAAAATCATAATTAAGAACCCTAATTTGACCATTAGGATCTTCAATTGCTTCTACGATAAACTGCCTGTAAGGGGCATGTAGTTGATAATTGTAAGCTTGTTCGCCATAGAACATAGCGTCCGTTCCAGGCACTTTGTGGTGCTGTAGACGCACCATAGCAAACCTAGCGGGGTTTGAAAATGCCTGGACTTTATTCTCCCATGTTCCTTCAAACCATTCTATAAATTGTTCAATCATCTTTGGGTAATAGTTCAGGATCATTAACTTCAATATCAAACATCAGAGGATGACATTCCTCTTCAGCAAGATATGAAGAACATTTATATAATTCTTCGTCATCCCAGTCACGACCTTGCAATGCTTCAGTCTGAACTGATGGGTGCTCTTGAATAATTAGTGGGAGTTCGTCAAATGTGTAGGGGATACTCTGTATGAAATACATACGTACCACACTTCCCATATAAAAAACGTATGCTTGAGATAATGAGTATTTCATAACATCTTGACTACGTTTTTATTTAGTCACCAACCGCTATTATATCACACAAACATTCCTTTGTCACTCATGTAATGTAATGTGTCATGCATGTTACCAAGATGCTTGGCACCAATAGAAACTTGTGGATATGTAGCTTCGTTTCCAAACTCTGCTTCAAACGCTCTTTGAGTAAAATGTTCGTTGAGTTTATACTCGTGAAACTCTCCTCCGATAGACTTGAGTAGTGCTGCAATACGCTCACACTCTTGACTGCCGTTACTGTAGATTACTGCTGTGTTCATATTCGATTACCAGTTTTCTATGAGTTGTGTTTTTACTAGAACAGAAATAATACTTTGCTTCACCACCTAATATTCTGCATATATTATCTAGTTGTATTTCAAGTGCAAACTTTTCATCATTCTCATTTTTCATCAGGGCGTCCTCCAATAGCATCCCACATTTCTTGAACCATATCTACTGCTGGTGGTGCCTGATAATGTGGCGCTGTTGTAGATGCCCACTCATCAATTACTTGTTGTGTGGGAATAGCAATTCTAAAAGGTATATTATCATCTTCAAATTCCTTATTCATATCAATATATGTTTGAGGAGTGATCTTAATTGTCATAGCACTTCTTGCTCTGGGTTGAGGTTTTTCACAAATTGCACAGGATCCTTTTCAGACTTATGTACCCAATGATAGCGCATCATCTCAAAAATAGGGTCCCATGTAGCGATACAAACATAATCAGTCACGTTGCCTCCAATCCGAGGGTTTATCTTGCTGAAACCAATCCTTAATATCATCAGCATCAGTGAATCCCTTCTTATGGTTGGATGGATCGGGATCTCCTAAACCCATCCTATTCAGAAAATCATCAGTGCTTCCTTCTTGAATATCTTGAGCAGCTTGGCGTCTTGCCATTTTTAACATCTCATTAGCAGATGTGTTTGCTTTTGCTAATTTTTGTGCCCAAATCATGTCATCTAGTTTTACATCGTCATTATTTGCTATACGTTTACAAATAAATTCCAGTCGTAGTCGGTATTGTGTAGATAGCATACTCTCACTCAATTTCCCTTTAGTATTTAGTTACATCAACCTTTTTGGAGATTTTTTGGGGGCGATTTTTTTTCGCAATTTCTGTAACCGAAGGTCGATTTTCAGTTGAGGAAAATTGACAGTGCTTTTACAGTCATCGTACCACCTGCAGTTACATTCAATGTACCTACTTTATTAATGAAGAAACTATTACCGATTGAAGCAGTGACACCAATACCACCAGCAGATTTCATCACCATACCCATCGCATTCGGTCCCAGATCAAGTTTATATGTTTGTGTTGGATCAGTTGTAGCGGCTGGTCCTTTAAGACCGACAATTTTCTCTTCTTTTGGACCAAAAATTGTGCTATAAGATGCTCCAGCCAACTTGGTATACATTCCACCAGTTGTAGACTCGAAGTTAAGGTTACCTAATGCTCTAACACGATAACGTCCCCTAGCATCGACTTCATAATTACCTTGAATTCTATGAGTAACAGTACCAACAGAGTTAATAACATGGGTAGCACCAGGTTTAGTCTGTTGATCAACAACAACTTCACCAGATCCTTTTGTAATCTTACGACCATCAATATTTTCGTTCAAAAATTCTGCATCAAAGGTGATATCACCTGCAAATACATTGAACTTACCGCTACCATCACCAACCTCAATGTTAACAACTTCACCTGCTTTAAGAGTTAATGTCTTAATAGCATGGATGATAACGTTATCCCCCTTAATACCACACTCATCTCCCTGTGCTTCAATAGCAACCCCTCCTTCGGCAAAGACAGAGTATGCAGGATCTGATTTTGAGGCAGAACCTGTTCCTGTTCTACCAGATCCTGTGCGTTCCGATGTTCCACCAGTTGCTTGAATTGCAATTGATCCACTAGCTTTGTGTAATTGATCACCAGTATTGAGAATTAATTTACCACCACAACCTGCCTGACCTGGAACGCCAGTAGAGAAGGTCATGTTGCCGTTCTCATCAAAGAACATGGCACTTTGCCCATTAGTAACGGTATAACCTCCTGGTTGCCCGTCAGCACCCTCCCAACTCATGCATGTCCAACCATCAGACACCCAGTGAACTGTTGGTTTTGCTGAACAAAATTCATCTTCTGATACTGCAGATGTTCTACCACCAGCAGGTTCTTTAACAGGTTGCCCTGAACTAGCACCTTGGTGTTGATTATCAGTATGATTTGATGGATGTGATGGCATTATGGGCAATCAATATAGAGACCAGTTCCGATCTTAACAAGTCCTCTGCTGTTAAGATCTTCGGAGGAGAGACAGATCATGTTTGGTAACACAATAGCACCAGATCCTCCGCCACCAATTAATTTAATAATTGGTGATTTTTCATATGTTGTTGTTCTATCTTTAATTTGAACAGAGGTAACATAACCTCTATCGTCAATGATAGCAGTTGCTCTGCCTTCCTTACCATCTATGTATACCTTTGGAGCAGACGTATATCTAATACCTGGAGAAATGAGAGTAAACGAATCAATGATACATTGTACGTCATTTGTAGTTGCAAGATTACGCTTGTATCCTAAACCAGATCTAGTAACTCTAACTTCAGAAACAAATCCTTTGGTATCTAGAAGAGCAATAGCAGTAGCACCAAATCCTTCACCAGAAACGATGACTTGAGGTGCTTCAGCATATGACTCACCCGTGTCTGTGATGGGAATACTAACAATAGATCCATCGCCACCAGTAATAGGATTGCCTGCCCTTGGCTTGTTCGGAACATATGGATCAGGTGTGTTCGCATTATCAGCATCATCAATACCATCGCCAGTAAGATCTTCAAATCCACCACTAGAGAAGATTGTTGCATTAGTTGATGCTTCAGTTCCTAGAATCTGGAATGTTAATTGTTCCGCAGGTTCTTTTCTTTCATCATCCAAGATACCAACAACAACTTGTGCTGTGTTGTCAACAATCTTAAACGATCCTGCAGTAGTACCACCAACAAAATCATTGGAGTCAACATCACCAATAATAATCCAGTTAAATTCTGTACGATCAGGGATATTTGTACTGGTAACAGTAAAGATGATGTCTTCTCCCTCAATATATGCAAGTTTGTCGCTGGTAACAGAGATAGTAGGATCTTCAACAGCATTCTCTGGTCTATCAGGGAATATAGTTGACTCATAGTCTGCTGCAATGTCTACATCAGCAAACGATCCAGTATCAAAGTTATCATCAGACAGACTTGAATTTCCTGGGTCAAACAGAGTAAATCTGAATGTTTGAGAATCATTCAATTCGATATCCTCATTCATAGGAAGAGATACCGTAGCACTACAACGTGGAATGTCAATAGTTTGTAAATCTCCATTTTCGTCAAGAAACTCTTGAGTAAGAGTCTCAAATTCAGTAACCTTAAGAGTTCCTATCAAAGATGGGTTAGTAGCATTAATATATTCTTCTACTATATCACCAGTCAATGCATATGTCAATACACTACCACTAGGTACGTTGGAAGTATTGATAGTATATGTTACTGTCCCACCGCCAGCTACAATAGTTGGATCTACAATGACAGAGTATACTCTACTACCATCAAATGTGATAGGCAACACCACATCATCATCACCGTCATCGTCGTCATCTGGAAAGATATTTGGGAAATCATCATCGTCTTCATCAGGCAATTCAGGTCCATCATCATCGTCGTCATTAATTGGTACAAGATCTGGATTGAATGGCGGTGTGTCCTCTCTACCAGGACCAGGAGGTACTGGATCTTGGTTGGGAATAGGAATAGGTTCGTTAGGAATACCACCAACAAAAATAATCCTGGTTGGTTTGGGATCCAAGTAATCAGCTGACTCTTCGCAATAGAATCTTTCTCCAGTATCACCATCGGCAAGATTGTCTAGAAGATTGTCTAACCAATCATCCTCATCATCTTTACTGCAGTCAGTACATACAACAGTTGACTTTGGACAGCTACTACTAGGACCACTACATGAGATACCTAGGAATGACATTACCTTTCCGATAGCACCACCAATCATGTTTAGAGGTGATGCTAATATTCCTAATATACTTTGCAGTGGTCCTAATATACTACTGATTAAACCTTCCAGAAGTTCTAGAATTTTGTTGACGATACCCTCAACTAGGTTGATGACAGCACAAGCAGCAGGAGAGAACACATCCATGATGAAGTCGAACAGCAGATTTGTTAAGAATCTTGCCAACATGTCAGTGATATTCTCAATAGAACATCCAAGTGCCTTAAGAATTTGATCAAGAACTTTCTGCACACCGTCTAATAGACGACCTTTCTTACCAATACTCTTCTTTGTTACTTTTGGATCTGCAGGTACTTGCTCCTTCAGTTGAAGTGCTCCTTGAATGCCTAGGAGACCATTAACTAGGTTTTTGATACCCTCACGTAGATTCCTAATAATCTCTGACTGGGCACGACCCATCAGACTACGGACAAGTTTAGTAACCCTACCAATATGATGTCTTGCAATAGATACTTTATCATACAAGAATCCATTGATTTTACTGACATAGAAGTCACCTAACTGTCCACCAGATGCTTGGTTAGCAGCAAGCATATCACCAATGATATTCTGTACCTGCTTACCGAAGTTACTCTCCGTACCGCACTTGGGGTTAGCAATAGTAACACAGTTCTGGGATCCAGTAGGATTGGTTTCACTATGCTTGCCACGTAGTGCCATAATAATAGCAGGAGGGTTTATACGATCCGCTGCCGCTACTTCACCACCTTTAATGTTAGCACCAGTCTCTGGATCCTTTCCATCTTGAGCATTTTGAGGGTAATGTGCTACTGCTTTGGCTTGACTACTAGTAACAGTTTTAAGATTTCTAGATCCGTCGCCACCAGCAACTGGGTCATCATTGTCGATGACAGTAGCACCAGCAGTGTGCCCAACAGACCCCATGATGATAGGTCTCTGCTTATCATTGTCAAGGAAGAAACCAATGACCCAGTTACCTGCTCGCAGCTCTGCTGTAGCGCCAGTCACACCACCATCACTGAATGGCGTGGTCACAGGCATAACTACGTTTGCCCATGGTAGTTGCTCTGTCGGTGTCTTCTGACCTTCTCTTAAATGTACGCCAACAATACGCACACGATATCTACCAGACTTTTTAGGGTCGCTTTCTCTCCCTGTCTCAACCTGTCCGATCCACCAGTTGAAACCATCAGCGCCTATCTGATTAGTCGATATAAATGACGATAGAACTGGATCCATACCAATACTTTTATTTTTATTTAGTCTCTACATCAGAGGGTTCGTCTGGCATGCCATAAGAATCCCTTACTAAAGTAAGATATGTATTTGCTTTTGCATTCAAAACATCAGCGGAGTGCTGCAGTTTTGCAATCAAATAAGCACCGCTATGTTCCTTGTCATAAATGTCATTCTCTTCTCTTTCTGATGAAGGAATGTTATTAGGAATCATAATCTCAACTGTCTGTCCCGCACGTAGATCTGGTCGGAAAGGTATTTGAATAAAGACTTGCTGGTTGTTCTGTGATTGTTTTCTAGCAATCGACTGCGCTACGACATACTTCTGCCAATCAGGAAACTCTGCTGTGTTCTTCTTACCACCATCTGGTTTCTCTGGTGATGCTACTTCCACACCATCAAACCAAGTCTCATGATCCATCAACACAGACATGATTCTACTAGGAGTTGCTGCAAGATCAGCCTGACCTTTAGCAAGACCAGACTGGGATCCTAGATGCTCCATGTCATCAAAGCGATCACCTAAATTATAAACATACTCTTCATAAGCACCAGTGCTATAGTTATAGAAACAAATAACATTAGAGAACGTACCCATTCTCAACTTGGATAAGATGTCAATCTCCTGTTGGAAGTCAATGTCAAGGATTTTACGGCGAGCATTCTGTTGATTGAGTTGATCATTCTCTTGAAAGAATGTCTCCACAGGTGGATTAGTTTCGATAGAGTTTAGTGAGTCAATTGATCTAAAATGATATCCATCATAGTTTTCGTAGAAGTAATACCCTGCACTACCCTTTGATATTTGTAATTCTGATGTTGTACTAGAACCTGAAGGAAATGTCTTCTTATCTTCAGGTACAGTTCTCTCTTTCAACGAGCTGATAATAGAGAAAGGTGTCTTCTTACCTGGCAAGAAAGTTACCTTAAACATAGAAGGATCATTGAGAAGTTTCTTTGCAGTTCCTAACTTTTCTGTTATTAGTTGAGATACAATGCCTTCTGCTTTACCTGATAGCCTTTCTCCTAATCTAGTAGTTTCATTGACTAACAGTTCATTAGAAACCAACCCAAGAGAATACTCTTGATACCTATCTGCAGAAAAGCGATTGTATATCTTTGACACCTTCATGTTCAGTGTCAATAGTTCTTCATCAGCAGCACCAAATACCAGTTCAACATTCTCATATCCAGAAATAGGAAGAGAAGAAATAATATTTGCTGCGTTGTCAACGATGTCTAGGTTGACAGAAATACTTGGCATGTCAATGTCTTCAAAGTATTGAAAACTTTTGATCAACCCTGTTAGTGGCACTTCAGTTCCATCTAGACCAGTAATAGTTGCCTCTTCTAGTTTTAAACTAGAGGCATACGGAAACTCTTGGTTATTATCACTCATGTGGTCACACCATCAACTGCAAATATTGATTTAGATAAAGAAGAAACAGCAGGAGGTACTGTAGATCCCTGTGATGTAGGAACCGCACCAGTAGCAGCAGATTGTGTTTGCTCACCGCCCATATTTATCATTGCTACTCGTGCTTTTTCTTCTTTACTTGCACCACGCAATGTCTGTGTTGGATCTACTTTAGTTGCTGGTGGTTTAGTTACTGGTGGTTTGATACGTTCTTCTCCTGCTTTCATTAAAGATTTAACTAGATCAGCATTAGATCCACCCTTCGTCTCAAAACGTTGCCTACCCTGGAATATTTCAAAACCGTTAGTAGTTTTATATGCATTATATCGTTCACCCTTATGCATAAAGTGTATTCTTTCTCCTACCTTTGCTCCATAGCTACTGCTAATTTTTTGTGCAGAATCTGGTTGTGCTTCTAGATCTGAAGTATCTGGTGTTGCCTTTGGTTCTGGTTTTTCTTTTACTAATGGTCCTGGTTTTGATCCTGGTTTTGCATAGGCAATACTATATCCCTCACCAGTACCAAGATAATTTTTAGCTGCGACACTTAAGTCAAGCATATGATTACTTGAGTGCCCTTCCACTCCAGGTCCAACATCATTAACCCTAACAACAGCAGACTTTCCTGTCTTGGTATTAGTTACAACTACATTAAAAGGACTCTTGAGAGTTCTACCACCAGGAAATTTTGCTGCAGGAACTGTCATATTTTTGGGAAGAGTTTTTAGTAATGGAGGAAATGCTGCCGCAGAAAAAACATCTTCCTTATATCCTTCACCAGTAGATGTAGCAGGCAATCCTTCAGCAGTCTTATGCCCACTAGCATTGATACCACCAAGTGATGGATCATAGTAAGTTGTCTTGGCACCAGTGCTAATCATCTCACCAGCCTCTCCCGATCCTGTAGTAGAAGGATTATGTGTGTCTTTTGGTGGTGGAGGATCGTTATCTGGATTGAACAGGTTTTTTAGACCATCAAATACTTTTTGGAATACATTTTTCTTTTTCTTTTTCTCTTCATCACCACCACCACCAGTCAAGATAGAAGGTTCTTTCTTCAAACCTTCACCAGCCTTTGCTTTACCTACCAATGATTTAGGTAAGTCAAATACACTGGCGAGTGGAGTGATAACTTTTGCCATCTCACTAGCAACCTCGGGACTGTCTCCAGATAGTCGTTTGACTAACTCACTACTAGCAGCCAACGCCATACCACCAGCAATCTTTGTTGGTAATGCCATAGCATCTACTAATGGTTGTTCCAGACTACTATCTGCCATCAGGTTAGGTATCTCAATGGGAGATGATTTACCCATAGGAGTTCCCTCTTCATAACTGTTATTGACATTAGAAAATGATTTACCCATCTCATAACTGTTATTGACATTAACATTCATAGGAGGAACCATAGGTTCTGATGGTGTTGGTCTTACCTTACCATCAACCGCACTTGGTTCTCCTTGCGTGTAGTTATTGTCTAATGGTACGATTGCCTCATTACCATGTAGTGTCAAACCAGGTACTTTATACCCACTATCAGGTCCAGATAAGATAGCACCTCGCTCTGCTTGTGGACCTTCTTTGACATCATTCGATGGTGATTCATCATCTGATCCTGGATTATAATCTAGTTTTATATTAGATGCCGCGTCCTTTAGATCTTTTGTATCATCAGTGGTGTCCTCTGCGATATCAGTGGTAACAACTTTGGCTTGTTTTTCTAGATTGGATTCTTTGACCGTTCCTTCTGCATCATCAGTTTGTTTTTTCTTCAATGCAGTCTGTGCATTGATTGCTTCAGCGATCTTGGTTAACTTGTCCTCAATACTATCTGTTCTTTCACTCAACTGATTAACAATATCAGTCTTCATTGCATGAACATCAGAAGCAACCTGTTTAGAGTCACCGATGCTGTTGTTAATAGACTGTGCTGTCTTGTCTAATGACTGGGCAATAGCATTGATTGCCTGGAGAAGGTCTTCTCTAGTTGCTCTCTGCTTGTTACCAGATGCTGCTTCCGCTACTTTCTTTTCAGTTTCAGCAAGCATCTTCTCTTGAGAAAGAGACTGTCTCTTCTGCTCAAGCTCAAAGGGAGATATCTTTTTAGGGATTGCAGGTGTCTCTGCTTTTACACCTTCAGGTGGTCTCTTTGCACTCTGAAAATTATAGTTATCAAATTGGTTACGGAATCTCTCAACGTCAGACAGTTTCTTTATGTCTTTACCGTCAGCGTCTCTATTGTCTACAAAGTTCCAGAACTGTGCCTTTGGATTCTTTAGCAGTTTGACACGATCAACTGCCTTTTCAATGTCTTGCTTCTTACCACTGATATATGATCCACCAAACTTATTCTTTAGTGCTGCCTTAAAGAAGAAACCTTTCTCTACACCTGCTTCTTCTAGGCTATCATATCCTGCTTTCTTTGCCTTTTCTTCTGCTGCTTCTCTCTCTTGTCTAGCAAATTTTCTTGCAGCAAGAACCTTCGAGATCATACTACCAATATGATCCTTACCTGGTTTTGTTGTATCTGTAAACCCTTCGGTAAATGCTGCCATTTATTAGATTCCCCCTAGATATTTAGTTGAAGAGAGCGATATACATTGCTGCTTTTCCTGGAGCAACACCCATTTGAGGTCTAATTACAGATTTATCACGAGGTACATCTACAGTTGGTTCTGGTTGTGTTTGTGGTGGAGACATGACAATGATAGTCTGTGCCATTGATTCTGCCTCTTCATCATACTCCAACACTTCAGGTACAAAGGTACGATAAGTTTGAATTAATTCAGATGGTGTACCAGCATCATTCATTGCCAATAGATGATCAAGAACTGGTGGTACACCATACACCAAGTTCTTCATAACAACTTCTGGACCTTCCTCACCAACAGTGATCTGTTCTTGACCTGACATACCAGCAACACCACCTGTTGCATATGCAGGACCACCTTTTTCAAATAAATCAAAATCTCTATTGCCGCCCTCTTTCTTCATAGCAGAGAAGTGCATCGCATCTTTCACACTATTCCATGCACCACCCCATCCTAGTCCATGCTTTGCAGCAATTTCACCGATGTTGTCTGGCATGTCAGTAACTAAATTGTTACCAGTAGGGTCATATGGATTTTCGTTTGCGTTAATATCAATTGATGCTCCATATGGGTGAGAATATCTATTTTGATCGTAATCAGGATCATCAGGACCAGCACCACCACCAGTGCCTGCATTTCTGAACCCACCAATAGTTCTAATTTCATATCCAGTCGCTTCTAAATCAGCAATGAATCCTTTAAATTGGTTAGCAACAATACTAGCTACCTTAAATGACTGACCATCTTTTGTAGTCAGATTAGTTAGTTTAATACCAGTGTTCCATGGTCTATCATTAATTACACCTGTTGATGTTAAGTTAGAGTTTACTGCGGCCGCAGGTGGAACTGGTTTTCCATCAGGACCTGTTGGTTTGATACCAAAAAATTTAGCAATACGTGAAAAGAAATTACCACTACCTTCATCTGCTTCTTCTAAATCCTTCTTTTCCTTTTCAGTTAACTGCACCGTTTCTTCTCTAAATAGAGGATTTTCTTCTTCCGTTTTTCTAGAAATTTTATTAAGACTATTAGCAACACCATCAATTGATCCACCAACATTTGTTGATGCAAGTGATTTAGGAACATCAAATGCGGTTGCTATTTTTGATGCCTCTTGCTGGAAGCTAGGTGCTACTGTCGCTGCTAGTGGTCCAACATCAGACAATACTTTACTACTAGCAGCCAAGATTGCACCACCAATAGGACGCATTAGATCTTTGTAGAATCCAGGTTCAATTAAAGCCTCGGTGCCATGTAATTCTGGAACACCAGTTCCACTACCGCCCTGCTCAAACTTACCAAAGAATGTACCGCCTGGAGTGATCTTTTCTATAAAACTAGGGGTGTACTGTTTAATTTGTGGTGTGAGGGGTTCAATTTCACGAGCAGCAATTTGTTTTGTGTATTCTGCTTTTGCTTCAAGTTCCTCTGGAGTAGATCTTTGTTCTCCATACATGACTGCCTCTTGTTCTTCTGGAGTTAGATCTCCCCCAGTTTCAAGTTTCATTGTTGCATATTTTTTCTCTTTATCTTTTTCAAGATGAGACATCCTTGCTTCTGCAAGAGGAATCAATCCTAATTCAGCAGCAAGGAAAGCCCACCCAACAGGACCAGGGATAGCACCACCACTAGCAAGAAGACCACCCACAATATCTCCTTTGGCAAATCTTTCTATAGCAAATCCAACACCAAGTGCAGTACCAACGCCTGGTATAAATCTAGAACCTGCTTTAGCAGCTGCTTTAGATGCACCTATTTTAGTTGCTTTTGTTCCTAAAGATTGAGCTACTCTACCAGAACCACCACGAAGGAGATTATTGGTTGATCTCTGAAGTCCACTTGATAATCGTCTAGCACCAGGAATCTTACGCAATTTATTACCAAGACCCATCCTGCCTTTTCTCAACAGGGCTCGACCAGTCTTAAGAGGGTTCCTCATTCTTCGGAGCATCTTACCAATGCCACCAACACGAAGAAATCTTAAAAAGCGTAGAAATTTAAGGAAATCAGGTCCACCACCTTTCTTCTTCATCGGATCAGTAGTATCCTCATATCCAAAAACATCTGCTACATCTTCCTGCCCTTCCATGTTGGCTTCAGATGCAGCCGTCTCTGCTGCTTCCTCTTCTTCTTTTTCAGTCTCATTTTGCGATTGCATCGCATTCAAGATATCATCAAACCTATCGTTCAATGAATCATAGGTTGTTTCAATCTGATTGAGATTACTAACTGTAGTACCAACAGCAGCACCAAACAATTCATTCTGTTTCTTTAATTCATTATCAATTGAAGACAACTGCCCCTGAATCTTCTCTAAAGATGAAGTCAGAGTCTTGAGTATCTTTGCATTAGATATTGCTTCTACTTTCTGCTTCTTTTCCTTTGGTGTCTTCTCATAATTCTGACCTGTCTGCTGATTAACAGCGTCAAGCATACCTGGTGGCAATAAATCTACAATATCTGATAGATCTGGTGCAGTTTCTTCAACAACAGGTTTGTCTACTACTACTTCATCTACTGCCTTAACTGCTTCATCAATGTTTTCTTTTACTTCTTCTTCTGCTTTCTCTACAATCTCTTCTGCTTCTTCTTCTGCTACCTCTTCTTTCTTTTTTTCAGCAACAGTTGTGTCAGTAAATCCTTCTGTAAAAGATTTTTTTAGATACCTTTCTACAATCCATTCTTGATATCTTCTCTCATCCTGACCACTGGTACTACCAGTCTCAAGCATAGGATATCCATCGATATCCGTCTTCATGTTCTTGATAATTATATCAGCATCTTGCGTGGAGAGTTTCTTCTCCAACATAGAAAAGTAACTGGTGCCACTATCATCCGTGCCGCCAGTTAACTTTGCTTTTAATCTATCAAAGATGCGATCGTTCTGTCCACCACCAGGCACACCTTTCCTATACCATCTTACGATATCTTCTGGTGCTGGGGTGTTGAAAATCATTAGGCGGATCTAGATGCTTCCTGTTTCTTTTTCTCTTGTTCGATGTGCTGAATCAAGAGGGACGTGTATACTTCACGTTCCCAAGGCATCATGTTTTCAATCTCTGTCAAGCTGTATTTATGGTACTGCATTAAGGCAAAATTAGTTTTGTAATACCCTTCCAAATTGTTTTGGAAGAGTGCTATGCGAAAAAACTTTGCAATCCCTCAATAGTATACTCACACTCATTACCTGTGTTTGGGTTGACTACCGTAAACGTATGAGAAAGTCTAGGCATAGTCTCATAGAACTTTTGGATTGATTCAAATTGTTTGGTAGTCAATGACTCCACAAACTCACGAAACTCTTTCTTACTAGTAGTAGAAGAATCATATACCTCTTCTTCATCAAAGATCTGTTCGATATGTTCTGCAATGAAGTTAAAGATATGATCGGCATCAATACCTTTGTTCAAGAATTGAGACTCAATAAATCTATCCATACTAGGATACTTCATCAGGATACCAGTGGTATCAGTCAACATAATCTTTTTATTATGCCCCTCTTCTTTAGTAACTTCTACCTCATCAATATTGATAGTAGCAGTCGCACTGGTCTCGCCATCATCCGTACAAGTCACCGTCATTTCAATGACTTCACCGATAGCAGCGGCACGAATCTTAAGGAACAAGTATTCTAGATCAAATGATGGTAATTGATCTACTTTAATTCTAGAAATAACACAAGACTTTAGTACGTTTTTAACAGCATCAATAACTTGCTTTTCTTCTTGCGATTCCATTGCTAATAGCAAAACCTTTTCTTCTTTTACCAGAAATGGTCTATACTTTACCGTTTTTCCAGTAGAAGGCAGCGACAGTTCATACTGCGGTACGCCAAGTTTTGGTAATGCCATTGATATGTAAATTCAATTCGTATATTTATTTAGCTCGACTTTTTGAGGCAATTTTTGGTGGGGATTTTTTTTCGGAATTCCTGTAACCAAAAAGTCAATTTCCTACGCCAAATGATTTCTTCAAGTCATCAATTATTTTCTTGAAGTCTTCTCCAGTACCATACTTTGAGATGTCATTATCTATGACAGTATGTTTAGCATAGTGGAAGTTAACACTAACCTTGGTGAGCTGTGATGTTCCATACGACAACGGTACACTATCAATAGAGTATGGAAAGATGTCTTCCAAAAGAAATGCCATTGATGCTCTATCATCAACAGTAGCAGCACCAGGTTCGGTCTTAATAACAATACATTTACCAAGATATTTTTCTGGATATTTCATCCTTACTTCACGACTTATAATACCACTTGTACCTGCAAGCTTCTTCACACCATCGAAACTTTTACCACTTTCATCTAGTCCTATTTCATCAGATGATTTACTACCACTATACATGTAGTTATACCAGTAATGGAAGAACTTTAATGGCGTCAGGTTGGCATCACACATCCATGTAAAAGAAACATCACTATACAATCTTGCATAGGGATATTGAATCTGATTTTCACCAAGGTATCTGCCTTGTAGTTGTCCCGTAGCAGACTGAATGTTAGGTAGCTGTGCTTCCTCGACCATCATATTAATTGGACTTTCATCTTGCTCCCATCCAGGGAAGCGTTTAGTAAGATCACCTTTTAGTGTGGGTGGTAAAATCCAACTAATGTTATAACCAGTCGTTAATGACATGCCACCATTGGCATTCATAGCATTAACAAATGATGAAATAGATTTAGCCATCTAAATAGTTACGGAAGGTGTGCGGAAACATTATGCCTTATTCTGGAAAATATAAACCAGCCTACCCACGGAAGTATAAGGGTAATCCCACTAATATTATTTATCGCAGTTTGTGGGAGCGTAAGTTCATGGACTTCTGTGATCATAATAACAGTATCATTGAGTGGGGTAGTGAGGAAATAATTATTCCTTACCGTTGCCCTACTGATGGGAGAGTTCATAGATACTATCCAGACTTCTACATCAAAGTCAAGTCACGTACTGGACAGGCAAAGAAGTACATCATTGAAGTGAAACCAAAGAAACAAACACAAAAACCTAATGAGAAACCGAAACGTAAAACAGCTGCCTGGAAAAGAGAAGTTCTAACTTACATAAAGAATCGCGCTAAATGGGACGCGGCGGAGGACTTCTGTGAGGACAGGCAAATGTCATTTGTAATCCTCAACGAAGATCACCTAGGGATAAAAAACAATGGCAAGAAGAAACGCTAAAGGATTTGGAAACACTAGTAACAAGTACACTACCATCTTTGAGAAGGTTAGTGATGCTACAGAAGGAGACAAAAAGTCTCTTGGTTGGTACAAAGGTAAAGTAAAGCAACTAGCATCAACATACGAAGCAACACCAACTAAACTGTTGCGTCAAGAGAAGAGAGATGCTAATGATCAGGTTCAGGATGAAAATCTACTGCGCTTGAAAGTAAGAGAGGGTCACCTATACTTCTTTGAATACAAGGCAAAATCAAAGTGGTTGCCATACTATGATAGGTTTCCACTCGTCTATGTTATCAAGCAAGATGGAGAAGGATTCTATGGTGCAAACCTACATTATATCAGACCAAAGAGAAGAGTCAAGATCATACAGAAGTTAGAGAGAGGAATGATTGACATGCCTCGAACATTGGTGCATAAATATCTTTATAATCACTGCGAAAGTAAGTTCCTAGATCTTGCTATTGATGAGTGGGAAACTTCCATCTTCTTACCAGTTGAAGACTTCATCATGACTAAAGGTTCAGGTAAACTACCATACGATAAAGAATATGTGTGGGAAGAGACTGAAACGAAATACAATGATCGTATCAAAGCAACACGAATCATCAAAGGTTATGGTAAACAATCAGATAAGGAGATGGTAACGTAATGTTAGATTTCATTCTTGGGACGGATGGAGTAGATGAGTTTCTAGAGGCAAAGGGACTCCGCACACGAGGAACAGGTAAAACCCTACCTCTCAACACTAAAGTTTTACCACTCCAGAAAAATGTTCTGAATTCTTCAGGATCGATACGCTATCCATCTGCAGTTCCACTTGGAGCAACCACAGATTACGTAGCATTTAAATTCTACGATTACAAACCACCGTTTCAAGCTGCTAGTACAAAACAAGGAACAGGAGTTGGAGACAATTACAATCAGTACAATGCCTCTGTTGAAACGGACAATCTGACAGCAGCGAAAGATTTTAAACCAATCTTCATGTACATGCCCCAAGATATTCAGGGACAGTACGGTGCAAACTGGGGTGGGGCTTCTTTTGGTGCTGCATTCCAGCAACTTGCTAGGACAATGGCTAATGGTGGTGTACCAAATGCATCTTCATTTGATAATACAATCGACGCTATGATCTCTGGAGGAAAAAATCTCCAATATAAAGCTACAGTTGATGCATTGAACAAAGGTCTTGGAAGTAGTGTAAGTTTATCACAATTGATGAGTGGTGTTAGTGGCACCATCATCAACCCAAACGTAGAGATGATGTATGAATCCCCAGAGTTAAGAGGGTTTCAATTAAGATTCAGAATGCAAGCAAGAAATCAAGGAGAATCTCAATCCATTAGAGAACTCTGCTATCAATTTAAGAAAGCAATGCTTGCTAGTTATGGTGGTCAAACTATGGGTGGCAAACTAGATGCAGGTGGATTCATTACTGTACCTAAAATTTGTCAAGTATCATTCATGACTGGTGGTGTATTGAATGAATATGTACCACAATACAAACCATGTGCTATCACTCAAGTAGATATTAACTTTACTCCTGATGGTGCATGGGCGTCTACATTTGATGGTGCGCCAGTTGCTACAGAGTTAGCAATCACATTTAAAGAGACCAAGATTATCTACGCACAAGAACTTACAAGCGGTGGAGCTTCTTACTGATGCCAATGTTCAATTACATTCCTGATGTCAAGTATGATGTCAAACCAGTACAGTATCCTTTCACTCAATCGGATTTTATTACTGCAAAGAATTTCTTCAGGAGATTTAAACTCAATCCTGATGTGTTTGACTATGCATTGTACTACACCAAGTATGCAGTCCTAGATGGAGAACGTATTGATAATGTTGCTAAAAAATTCTACGGCAGATCCTCTTACGATTGGATCATTGTCATCACAAATAATATTATCAACCCATTGACTGACTGGCCCATGTCAGACAATACAGTGAGAAAGTTTGCCGAACAGAAGTATAATGATCCTTACTCGGAGATTTTATACTATGAAACAGAAGAGGTGAAGACTGGTTCCAACCTGGTTGGTGATCTATCCAGTAAAAGACTTCCTGTGATAGCATTGGAAGGTGGACTAAAGGTATCGAAGAAGTTCTACGATAGTCCATTCACTTACTATGATGGCACAAATAACGTCACTGTTCTTGGTTCTAGTGTATCCAAAGGGGTCACTGCTATTGACCATGAGTTAGCAATGAACGAAAAGAAAAGAGAGATCTACATATTGAATGGTGGTTTTATATCTGGATTCATCAAAGAGTTTAAAAAGAAGAATCTATACAGTACAAAGTCCACAGACTTTATTAATTCAAGGCTTAAAAAAACGGGGGTGTGACCCCCCGAAATTTATTCATCGTATGAACTTGTCCATACGAAGTTTAATGTAATACATTCCGATGACCCATACGGAGAAGAGGAACCCCTCCCCGTAGGACATGGAGTTCCAAGCATGTACTGCTTCTCCCATCACTCCTCTGCCAGACGTTGGAAGTATGATAGTGCATCATCGTCTGCACTATCAGTAGCAGGGACGCTAGGTGCTGGTGCTGCCATGATAGAGGGATCATTGAACCCACCACTGGTGGGGATAGGATCTGCTTCCTCTTCGTACTGTGCCTGTTGGACAGGACGTGAGACACCAAGCACAGCATTCATACGAGTCTCAATCTCATCATATGATTTGAATTGATCGTTGGTAGTGAATGCTTCTAGACTGTGTGCTTGCTTCCACAATGCTTCCATCTCGTCATCGTTTGTACTCAACGCTGTAGGTGATGCAAACTCGGAAGCATCATAGTTCCAGTAACCACCAATGGTACGGATCTTCAGCTTGAAGTTAGCACCTTCCCACAGATCAAAAGGATTGACAGGGGTTTCATCATCAAACTCGGGTTGCATTGCAGCAAGAACCTTATCGTGGATCTTCTTGCCATACTTGTACAGAAATACTTTGCCTTCGTTGTCAGGATTAGCAGAATCCTTGACGACATAGATGTTGCTGTAGTAAGAGAGTTTACGTTTGCGATTACGTGCGATCTCTTTATCGCTTTCTACTCCACTGTTCCAAAGTTTGTTATTGGCGGCACAGACAGGACACTGATCACCTTTGGTGGTGGGACAGTTGTCAATCAACCAACCACCAGGACCTTGGAAGGCGTGGTTGTAGAGCTTTGCCCAGGGAAGGGACTCGCCCTCTGGTGCTGGTAGGAAACGAACGACTGCGTAACCATTACCAGTAGCGTCAAGTGCTGGCTTCCAGAGTCTCTCGTCGCCACTGCTGTTTGCATTGGTGGACTTCTGAAGTTCCTTCTGCAGGAAATCAAAATTGGTCTGGGACTTGCGCTTTAGTTCTGCGAAATTAGACATGGATGTTTGGGTGTTAGGATTTGGCTTGTGTGACCCCCGTCACTCTGACATTATAACACAGGCAGAAGGCGGGGTCAATACCCTTCTGCCTTGAGATGCTGACGCATCTCATCGATCTTTCCAATCAGTTCATCGAACACAACATTAGCGTCCTCACTGTCGGATGCACCGAACATGACAGCAGCTTGTTTAATGCTGTCTGCCATTTCAGTTGCCTCTGGATCATCGGACAACTTCAGTCTAGTATAAAAGACTTTTTGTTTCTCGATCATCTCTTGTAAGATATCGAAATACTCTAGTTTCTTTACGGGTGCCAATGCTGGGAAAGCATGTGCCGCCTTCATACAATACTCTTGCATCTTGGCAAGTTCTTGCAGGTCACCTCGGACCATTTCTGACTGAAAGAAATCACTCATACCAACAATAGTTTAGCTCTACTAGTTTTCTTAATGTAGTTTAGTTTCTGTGCATCATACTTAAGTTTTTCCTTAAGTGGTTTGCTAATCAATTTGGGGACCGATTCGATCTCGATCTCATTTGTTTCGCAGTAAAAAACGATTGCATCAATGTAGTTCATTGCATTGTCAAAGGCAATCTTCTCAACTTCCTGCGAAAATTTCGCAGCTGTCATAAATTTATCCTCTAGTTTGTCTAGCATATTTGTTTTGGTATTCTCGGATGTACTCTTGCAACCTAACAAAGTATTCTTTTTTAGGTGGGACAACTTTGACTTGAGTGTCACCATTTTCACAAGCAACAATAGTAACTAACTTCTTTACTGTTACACCGTACACTTCTTGCAGCATGCATGCATAGCCACATTCTTGTACGAAATAGTCGTAAAGATATAGTTCTTTCTTGGGGGCTTCTGCTGTCTTAAAATCAATGATAGACAGTTCCCCTTCATACTCTGCTATGCAGTCCACTCGTCCTGCAATTTGTAAATAATCAGAGTATAAAGCTGCCTCTTGTAGGTATACCCTATTTATACGATCGAGCACTTCACGAGAAGAGTGGAACATTGTCCACGGTAGTGGCATGTCCTTGTACTTTTTTGTATCCAACTCGTTGTTGATATAATCTTCAACAAGCTTGTGATACCTAGTACCACGGTTGCATCCACGAGTAGTTTTTGCTTGCGCTTTTTCTTTACCTACTCGTGCTCTCCATTTAGCAAGACCAGCTTGCTTCTTTGCATTGTTACTAATCACGGTGGTGATGGAAGGATACTTACCACCTGTAGGAGTGACATAGTATCTCTTTCCATCAATCATCTCTGCTTTCATTTCAATTGGCAGGATGCCATCTACATGATTAAAAATATGCATTAAAGACCCAAGTTAATTTTACTAATTAGATATGATTTGACTAGACCAGATCGAACGATGTCCTCAATGTTGTATTCAACTAAAGAGAACTCTTTCATGTCTTCTAGGATTCTTTGGAAGTCAACGATGCCTGTACGTTCATTACTCTTCTGCAAGTCAGACTGACGAGCATCACCACAGAACATGATCTTTGTATCTTGACCACAACGTGTCATGATTGAATCAAGTTCGTGGAAGTTTAAGTTCTGACACTCATCGATAAGAACAATAGAATTATCTAGTGTAGTACCACGTAGGAATGATGTGGACCAGAATGATACAGTTTCCTGTGCCTTCAAGTTCTCATACAACATTTCAAAACTATTGTCATCAGGCATCTCGAACATGTACTTAACCATGTTCTTGTATGGAATCTGATAAAGAGATGCTTTGTCCTCATGTGTACCAGGAAGGAAACCAATTTCCCTCGTAGCAACTAGAGAACGTACAATGTATACCTTATCATATGGTGTGTGTTCTGAAAGAACATCACGAAGAGCTAGATACAAAGCAACAAATGTTTTACCTGTACCAGCACACCCATAAGCATAGATGTTTTGACCCCTTCCATACTCCTCAAACATAATCTTTTGATTATCTGTTAGAGGTTCTACAGGTAACAGATAAGAAGAGTCAATAGGTTTCTTCCTCTTCATCTGTTTGTTTGACATACCATTGATGTCAGGTTGATTGCGCTTTCTAGATCTAGGCATAGTTACCACTCAATAGTTGAACCACGACGTTTTGATGCACGATTCATAATCTCGTTCCATCCTGGATGAGTCTTACTCATCTTATTCTTCCAGTCACCGACCTCACCAACACCAGCAACACCAGCTGACCAGTCTTTATCCCAGTCAGGGTTTGTTAGTCTCCATTGATCGTATTCTCTTACAGTCATGTGGAGTTCTTTAGTCTCCCCAGTCTGCATATGTTTAACAGGATACGTAGGCATTAATCCTCCTCTTGTTTCTTTTTGTTGAATCCAAATCTACCTAGACGAACTTGCTCCGTCTTCTCTCCCCTTAACTGATGACCAAGTTTAGCAATGTTCTCCATCACTTTCAATGTATCTTCAGTAGTAGAACCATCAGGCATACGTTCTCTGACAATATTAAATCTAGGGAAGAAGAGTTCTGCAGATTCAGTCATCTCTTCAATAGTTAATGGATCACCAGGTTTTGGTGCTTTCTTTTCTTCAATCATTTCCATTCAAGTGCCTCGGATACTGTAGGGAATTGTTCAATAAAGATATGACGTGCGCCCTCCGCAATATCCATGTGTTCTTTCTGTGTTCCATGTGCAGAACGCAGTTGAATATAATGGATCCACGAACGGCATGAGCCTGTCATGTAGATTTTTGTTGGTACGGCAAGAGGAAGCACAAAACGAGCACATTCTTTTGCAATATTTCTATCAAGCATTTCTTGATAGAGTTTCATTCCTTCTTCAAAATGTTTTTGCATTTTGATTTGGAATTCTTGACGTACAAAAGGATCGATGTCATCAATAGAGTTCTGTCGATTCTTTGAGTCCTGACGACGTAGTTCAGGAAGAGGAATTGTTTCAGCTAGTAGAGATGAATCTGCATACCGTTGAGAGAACTCTTGATATGTAAATGATCTATGCCGTAGCACTTGAGCTGCCACACCTCGTGTTGTATTTATCTCAAGAGTCATGTATGCCTGCTCAAACACAGACCAGTGCTGGTGTTTGACGCAATACTTAAGGAGTCCAGAGACCTTCGGGTTCTCCTGGTTCGCTGGGTTGCTCACCCTCGCTACGTACCCCATCATCTTCTCTGCTTCTGGAGTTACGCTTATCAGATTTACTGATGTCATACCCAAATCCTTTCCTCTTTTGTTCTTGTTTAATTAGTTCTCTCTCAAGCATTGCATCATAAAGATCACTCACTGACCGCTGAACTTCTTCGTTAGTCATTGTATTGAGTTGTTCTTTCATCGCTTTCTTAAGTGCTCGCACCTTCGGTAGCTTCTTCATACACATCTTAAAGACCTACACATTATAGCACAAAAAAAGAGGGGTTACAACCCCTCTAAAAAAATCAAGTTAAAATCCGTTTACATATTCGTTTACATTGCGCCTGATCGAGAGCATCACATTCGATTAGGCATTCATAATAGTCATCTAGTTTTTCGTTTTCAGATTCTAGATCATCAATTGTATGTTGAAAATGTTTCCATTCACCTAACTGATTGCGTGATAATAGTGCATGCATGTTCCACCTCGTGTTCGTTTGGGCTCATAATATAAGAGGGTTCTGGGTTCACTTTTTTCACCTAATTTTCGCTACTGTATATATGTCTTTAAACGGTAACATAGGTTACAAATAAAAAAAGAGAGGTATAAATACCTCTCTTTTAACACAAAAGTATTAACTTTTATGGTCTGATCTTCAGAAGATCTATACCTTATTTGGTATAGGTACGTCCACGATAGCAAAAGGTGCCATGTGACTCCTTGTTCTCCACACAACGGGTATCATACTCAACACCACGATATGCGGCGTGACTGATCTGTGCGTCGTGAAGTGCAGCTGCTTTCTGGATCTGCTTCTTGATGATAGTTAGGGTGTTCATTGTAGGTACTCCTAAAGTAGTTGGATTTTAATCCGTTCCTTTAGTCGTTTGCGTCCCATGGATAGCATTCAGGTGTTGATTCCTTCATGACCTCAATCAACTCTACCTTAAAAGCATCAGAGATTTTCTCGTTTGCTTTCATCTTAAGCATGATTGTATCAGCTTGTTGGCAGGTGAGTGATGAATAGAATAATATTTCTAACATGGGATGAACGGCTCCGTTCCGCGACTTACTTGCGTCCGATCTCTCGGATGAACGATGGTATTATTATACCATATCTATTTAGTTGTGTCAACTTGTATTGCGCGACACCTATTGAGGCAATTTTTTGCAGGGAATTTTTTTAGGAATCCTGGTAAACAAAAGCTCAATTTCAGTTTACTATTTTTTATCAGTTGCTGCGTTGGGATCAGTCCAGAGTCTTGGATTCATCCTACCTTGAGTCTGGGTAAAAGTAATAAAGTCTTGCTTGTATTGATCATAGTAATGATCGAAAAGATCTACTCTCTTACCAGCAATAGTGATGTCAAATTTTGTTATGCCATCTTGTAAATACTCAACTAGGTAAGCAATGTATGGAAGAGATTTATCTTCTGCTTCAGAAGGATCGCAATCTTTCTTGTATACTTTAACTTTATCAGCCATTAAGATCGATTACCCCAGTTGATAGACGGAAATGCTTCTTGGACACATGCTTTGGTGACCTTCCAACGCTTGCCTAGTTTCTTATCTTTGATAAGGGCAAGCACCTCTGCCTCACCTTCTGTGAGACCCTCTAGCATCTGGATAAACAGTTCCTCACGTCGAGACTGTTTAAGGGTGCTGCTACCGCCCTTGAAGAAGAGATAGAGTTTGCGGTACTCTTTCTCTAGGACAGTGTGTTCCGTCCCTTCAGGGGCATCGTTGGGGATGTAGGGGACTTCTCCTACAGGCAGCATGCTTACGATACTCTCATCAAAGTTTGCGATAAGAATAGACCGAAGAGCAGGTGTGTTGTGCTGCTGAAGTATCTTAACTTTTTGTGGTTTAGTTTTTGCATTGCTCACTTTTTGGAGCACTTCATTAATTAACAATTTCATGTATCAAAAGGTGATGAACTACGAAAAAAGAATTCTTGCAACAGATCGTTCAGTTGATGTTCCTTAAAGTATTCTAAAGGAACTTTCTTTCCACTAATATTTATCGAGTTATATTCGTGGAGAATTTTGTCTTCGATTTCTGCTGGCACACAGTCAAAGTCAATCAAGTTACGATTGCGATGGTAGTTAGCTAGTTGTTGAGTTGTAGCACAAAACTCTTCTGGTTTTTGCTCAATCCATTTAGCAACTTTCTTTTGACTGATTGGTTTCTGTCTAACACCAGTCACAAAGGTATCATCATCAGATAGAAAATTAGGAATACCATCTGACTTGTCACCTCGCATGACATGTTCCTTGGCATAATGCCAGGGATCATCATTAGCAACAGGTCTTTTTGTAATTGGATTGTACTGTTTTATTCCTGGGTATTTCTGCAATTGAATGAAATCCTTATCCCCAGATAAAATAAGAATTTTGTCCTTGGGTCCTTTGTTCTTACACAATGTAGAGATTACATCGTCAGCTTCAGCACCATGGACTTCTACTACTTTGTAAGGAAAGAATTCTTTGATCTCATCTCTGATCTTGTTCAGCACTTCAAAGATTGCTGACCAGTTATGAGATGATTCTGCTCTTGCTTTCTTTCTACTTGCTTTGTAAAAAGGAAACAGATCTTTCCTCCAGTAGTGTCTGCTATCGTAGGCTAGAACAACTTCACCATATTCTTTGGTGTATTGTTTCTCATAAGAACGAAGACTGGTAAGAACCATATGCCTCACCAGTTTCTCGTTCAATTCACTTTGTTTGATTTGTGCCATCAGGTTACTAATCATAACCTGATTCATATCAATAATAACCATCCTCTTCAGGGTCCTCCTCGTCTACAAAACGTACTGATAAGAGTTCTTCATTTACAACCATACCATCCTCATCATACATTTCTGGATGCTGGGGAAGGTTTGCTCGTGTATTCATGTATGCATAAAGGAAATCATTTGCTGTCCATCCAACTAATCCACCAACAATTCCAAATAAAACCATCAAAATTGTTGAGAATGTAAGAATTACTGCAGTAGTCATAGCATCTTTCCTGTTAGGTAGTGCTCTCCTCCCTCCATGTAAATTCAATTTTACATTGAAATACTTTTTTGAGGAGAGATAAACTGTGATTGAACTTGAACCCCCTCTCTTGTGGAGGAGGTTGTTTCGCCCTCCTGCGAAGCATTAATTCCACACCTTTATTTATCTCAAGATCATCCATTTTTCTTACGAGATTTCACAAGTCCTTTGTCCATCAAATACTTTGCTGTCTGGGTCAGACCTCCCACTGGTTGTCCATCTATAATAACATACGGAAAGCCTTTTGCCAAGGGGTAAGACCGAATAAGTTCTTCTCTAGTCAGGTCGGTGCCCACTAGAAAATGCTCATACTCCAAGTCAGCACGTACCATAAGCTCTTTTACTTTTGTGCAGTAGCTGCATCCAGGAATGGTGTAGATAGAAATTTTCATGCGACTTTAAGATTGAGATTAAAAGAAATTGAATAGCGATCTTCCACACTTTTATTTGGAGTAACCTGGTGTAGAAGATGGGAAGGAAACATAATTACCCTACCAGTTTCAGGTGGGATAGTATGCATACTGTCTCTATATCCATAGAGTTCATGTTCATGGGGAGATCTGAATACTAGATCACCAGAATCTTCAGGAGCAAGAATCCACAGCACACCAGAATAAAATGAGTGTGGATGTGTATGAGTCACGTTCCAATTACCTGGTCCATTAATATTGAACCACATATTATCTAGTTGTAATTGAGTTCCACGATATCCGTTATTAGAAAACTCTTCAGTAATCTCATTACAACATGGTTCTATCATCTCCCATATTCTAGTAGCAAGAGGAATAAAATCAATGTCTTGATGGATATCAGATACTGATTGATAACCACCCATGTTACTCACTACTTCTGTTGGAAACGTGTCTCTGTATTGATGAAAGTATTCAATGTATTCTTCATTTGCAAAGTCCTCATCATAAACAGAATGTATTACAAGTGGAAACAAGTCCATCATGTTGTGATCACTCACGCAAATCCTCCTGATTTTTCTTTCTTCTTCTTCGGATCAACAACCTCAATGTGAGATAAGAATTGTTTTGGTGTCTGAAACCACCTAGCTTGTACTAGATCCCAATGTGGATACCATTCAGACTGACCATTAGAAAAGACCATCCTGTAGCTGTGTCTGTCATATGGTTTAGGACAAGTCTCGGTAAAGTACCTGGGATCGTTGGGAGGGATCAGTTCGTAAGACATTAAAAAAGGGGTCCGAAGACCCCTAGTATACCACTATTTGTTTTTGTTGTAAAGCTCTTCCAGTTTTTCTCTAGAAAAGTCCACATACATTATCTCTTCACCTGCTTCAGGTGCTTCAGGGTGACGTGGTTTAGGTTTTGCCATCTCTATGTTGATAGATCTAATGTTAGACCACATCATAGCGAAGGCACCACCTGCAATGAGAGCGAAGCATACAAAGTAAAGTGCAAACTCTAAACTATTCATCATGCTTCTTGGAGAGATTGTACTGTATTATGTAGTTCTCCAATGTCTCGGAGACCCTCAACGCTAAACCAAGGGGAGTTAGCCCAGCTAAATCCTTCACCCATGGTGCTATCGGGTGCCGTGATGTACCAATGACATGCTGTGTCTGGTACATCAACAGCGCACTTACTCCAATCATCCTGCCACTGTGGGACTTGAACCCACATCAATGCAGCGAACATAAAACTGAATAGTGCTTTAATCATTTGTGAGTCTCCGTTTTATGAGGTAATCTAGTGAGAAATTACCCCCACCATTGAGAACGATACATGCTGCAGCTCCCCAGTAAAGAACTAGAAGTTCTAACAAGTAGATATTAAATCCAGATGTAACTAGAGCATGATAAATTGCGAATGATATTGTACCTAGGATTGCCAAGGCACCCAGACGAGTGCCGAGTCCAAAGATAACCAACCAACTCCCCACAATCTCGGAGAATGCCGCGAAGTATGAGGAGAAGATTGGGAATGGAAGATGCAATGGTCTTACAAATGCATCCGCAAAGTTTTCAATGTTTTCTAGTTTCTCATATCCATGATGGATAAGCATGGTGCCTATCGCTATACGAAGTAGTAAGAATCCTAGAGATTGAATCACAATGCGTTACCTCTTGGTAGAACTTCTTCAGGGAAGATGAAGTTTTCATGTGGTTGATCAACTGGTGCCAACCATGCACGTAGTCCTTCATTCAACAGGATGTTTTTGGTGTAGAAGGTCTCAAATTCTGGATCTTCTGCTGCTCTGATCTCTTGACTCACGAAATCGTAAGCACGAAGGTTGAGAGCAAGACCAATAATGCCAATAGAGGATGTCCATAGACCCATAACAGGCACAAAGAGCATGAAAAAATGAAGCCACCGCTTGTTAGAAAATGCAATACCGAAGATCTGCGACCAGAAGCGGTTTGCAGTGACCATAGAATAAGTCTCTTCTTCCTGTGTCGAATCAAACGCCTTAAAGGTATTTGCTTGTTCTCCATCCTCGTATAATGTATTTTCAACTGTGACTCCGTGAATAGCAGATAGCAATGCTCCACCTAGGATACCAGCAACTCCCATCATATGGAAGGGATTGAGCGTCCAATTATGAAAGCCCTGGAGGAAGAGAAGGAACCTGAAAATCGCCGCGACACCGAAACTCGGCGCAAAGAACCAAGATGACTGTCCCAAAGGATAGATGAGGAATACAGACACGAATACAGCAATAGGACCAGAAAAAGCAATCGCATTGTAGGGTCTGATACCAATCAGGCGAGCAAGTTCAAATTGCCTAAGCATGAAACCAATGAGAGCGAAGGCACCGTGGAGAGCCACGAAATTCCATAGTCCCCCAAGTTGGATCCACCTGACGAAATCCCCCTGAGCCTCAGGGCCCCAGAGAAGAAGAAGAGAATGACCCATAGCGTCAGCTGGAGTGCTAACTGCCGCTGTAAGAAAGTTTGCACCCTCAAGATAGGAACTAGCGAGACCGTGGGTATACCAGCTCGTAGCGAAAGTTGTACCAGTAACCCAGCCGCCAATAGCAAGATAAGCAGTGGGAAGAAGAAGAAGTCCAGACCAGCCAACAAAAACGAAACGATCCCGTTTAAGCCAGTCATCGAGGATGTCAAACCACCCCCTCCTTTGTTGTTGTAATGTTGATGCGACCATTTTTAAAACCTTTTAAGTGAAATAATTGTGGCCAAGTATCGCGAATGATCTCGGCAAGTTTAATTGGTGTGTTCTCTGATATCATTGAAAACCTTTTGATTTTTTTACATCCATCACTTCTATATGAGATAGAAATTGTGTAGGTGCTTCAAACCATCTAGATTGTACTTGTTCCCATGAAGGGTAGTGCTCCGACTGACCGTTAGAAAATACAATGTTGTATGTGTGGCGATCGTATGGAGCATCAGACGTTTTAGTAAAATACCGTTCGTCTGAGGGATCAATTACTTGTGTCATTTTCCAGAAGTATCATAATTTAATTCATCATCGGTCTGTTTCATTTCTTCAACAGTCCATGAACCACCTACACCACCATCCATATTAACAGTAATATCTTGTGGTTGAACCGGTTCATATGGATGTTGGGGTTTATGTTCCCGATCCATAGGTTGAGACTTAGTGTCATCATTACGAGAAAGATTTTTAAGAACAATGAATGCGTCCTTATTATACTTGCGAGTACCTATTGGGGACTGCCATTTGCGGTTATAATCATCACCAACATCAATCCCAGAAACACAAGTACCACCAATCTCAATAACGATGTTGTCATTTCTAACGTCCCATCCAAGTCTTGCGATTGTTTCCCATAATTCATCCTGTGTCATGTTAGACATAACGTTTTCTTCCGGTTCGAGATTACCAATCATAATAGTAGCACACAGAGTAGCGGAACGACAATAGTAAGAATACCTATAAAAAACCCCCCCACATATGTGAGGGGGTGAGTACTACCATCAGGCATATCAGCCTACGGTAGGTGCGGTAAGAGCAACAGGAGTTGACTCAGCAGCAGCAAGATCCAGTGGGAAGTTGTGAGCGTTACGCTCGTGCATAACTTCCATACCAAGACCGGCACGGTTCAGTACATCTGCCCAGGTGTTGAGCACACGACCCTGACCATCAAGGATGGACTGGTTGAAGTTGAAACCGTTGAGGTTGAACGCCATCGTGGACACGCCAAGGGCAGTGAACCAGATGCCAACAACAGGCCATGCAGCAAGGAAGAAGTGCAATGAACGGGAGTTGTTGAATGAAGCGTATTGGAAGATCAAACGACCGAAGTAACCATGGGCTGCGACGATGTTGTAGGTCTCTTCTTCTTGACCGAACTTGTAACCATAGTTCTGTGACTCTGTTTCAGTCGTTTCACGAACGAGTGAGGAAGTAACGAGACTTCCGTGCATAGCAGAGAACAAAGATCCACCGAATACCCCAGCAACGCCGAGCATGTGGAACGGATGCATAAGGATATTGTGTTCTGCTTGGAATACAAGCATGTAGTTAAAAGTACCAGAGATACCAAGAGGCATAGCATCGGAGAAAGAACCTTGACCGAAAGGATATACGAGGAAGACAGCAG